ACCACTACCATCTACAGTAATGTCATAGTGATTAGCTATGCCCAAGTTAGTAAGGGCAGATGATGCGCTGTCTAAGTCAGATAAGTTGTTAGATGCAATTAAAGCACCTGATAGTGAAGCGTAAGCTGCGACCCATGATGAGCCTTCCCATACCTTCATGACATCATTAGTAGTATTAAAATACAGTGCACCAGTTATAAGCGCGTCACCATCATTATCTAATGTAGGATCACTTGCCTTAGCACCTAAGTATCTATCATCAAAGTTATCGTAAGCTGTCTCTGCATTAGTAGCTGATGTAGCTGCGTTACTCTCACTTGTTGCAGCATTAGTAGCAGATGTACTAGCTGCGCTTGCAGAGTTAGCCGCATTGGTTTCTGATGTAGCAGCATTAGATGCGCTTGTAGCCGCCTCAGAAGCCTTTGTAGTTGCAGTTGTTGCACTACTTGATGCACTACTAGCACTAGAGGATGCAGAGCTAGCAGATGAGCTTGCAGATACAGCCGAAGCCGCTGCATTAGTTTCACTTGTGCTGGCATTGGACTCTGAAGTAGAGGCATTGCTTGCTGCTGTTGATGCAGTTGATGCGCTGTTAGCTGCGTTTGTAGCAGAAGTTGCCGCGCTTGTTGCGCTGTTTCCTGCATTAGTTTCACTGGTTGCTGCATTAGTTTCGCTGGTTGATGCGTTACTAGCAGATGTAGCCGCTGCACTAGCTGATGCTGCCGCGTTAGTCTCTGATGTAGCCGCTGATACAGAGTCAACTATTAGGGACCAGTAGGCTGTATTGGTTAAAGATGTGCCTGCTGGCGATGCCTGTGTACAAATATAGACATTGTCTAGTTGGCCTGCACTTGTTGACTTGACCAGATCTCGAACGGAATAACTTATTGTTGTTACCGTGGCATCTGTTCCTTGATACTGACCAATCTCTTGGAAATTTGTAATAGAGTCTCCATCACTGTTCCAACCGATAACATAGTTTGCTGTTGGTGATGGTAGAACAAGTGATGCACCAGATGAGTCAGTAATCGGAAACCGGAATGAGCGATTAATGTCGGCTCTTAATTGTTGAGAAATAAATATCTCTGTATCTTGTTCACGGTTTACTGTCTCGGCAAGTAAGTCACCAGACGTTTGATAGTCTGCTGTTCTAGCAATGCTCACTACCCTTTCAATGGTAATGATGTCGCCAGTTGATGCGCCAGTAACAAGTGTTATAGCGCCGCTATCTTGTGTGTTTGCGCCTGCTACACTGTAATCAGTTGTTAGTGTGAGAATGTCTGCTGTATCGTTAGACTGTTGACCTGCTGGAGTAAGGTACACCTGCAAGTCTACATCCTCAAAGAAAGGAATAGGAAAGTCAAAGACAGTCTGACCGCTTGTTGCAGTATATTGCCGTCTAGGCTCTACATCATTAACTATAATTGTTGTTGCAGACATTTAGTCTTCTCCAGTAATCTGTTTAACAAGTTTATCACTTCCGCGTCTAAGATAAAAAAGATTCTGACCGGGTAACAGTCTCATAAATGCTTTCTTGTCTGACTCGGTCATCTCTCCCTCACCCGTAAGGCCTGATAGAGTTTTAGCCAGATTCCCTGCTGTACCAAAGCTCGGCCCTACGAGGCTCTCAATAACACTTCTTCCTGCCTGCCGACTTGATGTTGTCGTTACATCAGCTAACGATCTAAGACCGAAGTTATTACCTGATACTTTTTCTAATGTATTGTTTACTTCCATTAAAACACCAAGCACGCCAGTTCTATCAATACCTTCTATGATTAAGTTTTCAATATCATAGTTTACTTCCCTGCCAGCGTTCCATTGCTTAAAGATATACGTCATCATGCCCAGACCCATCATAGTAACCAAGCCTTGATATAAATTCGCATCTTGCTTCTGAAGCCCGGCAAGCATGATTCTGTTTTGCGCCGACATGATGAAAGACTTGAACTGGAAAAGCGTTTGCCCCATCTGTGTTGACATGACTATTGGCTTTTCTTGTCCGGGTGTAACAATAACTCGGTTAGTCTCTTGTCTCAATGCGCCAGCCCACAACTGTTCCAACTCAGGGTCATCCCATAAGTGACGGTTTGCAAGCCAGTTACCTTCACTTTTTGTTCCATGCTCTTTGATTAATGAGCCTATTCTTTTTGCTTGCTCGTCATTGATACCAAGTCTTTTCAGCTCTTTAGGTATTCCGCCTGCTACTAAGTCATCTGCTAATCTTGACTGCATAGATATGGCTTGGACAAATTTAACCGCAGTAGTCCATTGATTCATTAAGTTAATGTTGGAGAACTTTCTAGCCCCAGTACTTAGTGCTCTTTCAAACTTAGTACCGCCCCTAGTAACATCTTGTATGTCAGCAATCAGGCTGCCTCTACCATTAATAAGTGAGTCTATAGCTATACCGTAAGATTGGATTTCTCCTAGTAACGGTTTGTTTTTTTCCATTGCATAAGCAAACTTGTCAGCATTGCCAAACGCCTTGCCTAACCCATTTGACATGATTATTCTTGCAAGGTCAGGGACAGATGACGCAACAACGCCACCCATTAGCCTCATGTAGTTTAGATCTCTCGATGCCTTGCCTACTCTATGCCACATATTGTTAGGGTCAAAGTTGCCATGCACATTACGCATACGGTCAACCATAGCTTTTAGGTCCCGAAGGTCTTTGGCTTTAGATTTTTCCAGCTTAGCCCTTGCTTTCTCATTAGGTGCATTTTTGATTAAGATCGCATAGTCATCATTGATTGCTCTGAACTGGTCTTCTAAGTCAAGAGAACCGAATTGAGCTTTGATCTCAATGTCAGGAGCCATATTCATTAGATGTCTTTGAGCTAACAAGTTAATGTCATTCTCTAAGAAGTCCTGAATTAGCTCGTCAGGTATCGTGAACGTTCTAGCTCTGAATGGTGCTGACTTGCCTCTGTTCTCAGGTTTAGGATCAAACCCATCTCCAAGTCTGCTTTTGTCAGAGTATTCAAGCGTTGCGTCAGGGCTAGATATGATTCTGTTTTTTATTTCTTCAGCCCTAGCCTGAAACTCAAGGTCGTCAAAGTCGCCGTACTTGGCATCAAGTATAGCCTTGATAGCTTTTTTCCTTTCCTTTGGAGTAGCACCGTCTCTAGTCTTGAGCTGACCTCTGATCTGATTACCAATCTTAGACGGTAACGCAGCTATAACTTCATCAATCTTAAAGTTAAGAGAAGCCTCTCTATCAACTCTAGCTTGCAAGTCAATCTCCAGCTTTTCTATTTCGGCTTTTAGGCCGCTAACTTTATCTGCTGCTGCGTTTAACTGGTTTCTAGTTTTAACATTAAAGCTACCTGCTTCACGTTGCTGCCCCTTCTTGCCTTTCTCTGTACCTCTTAGCTTTTTCTTTTCCTCGGTGAGCTTTCTATTTATTTCTTTTAGCTTATCTTGCAGCGGCTTGATGCCACCTCGTTTTCTGGTCTTCTGTTGTTCAGCCCGAAGCGTCTCTATTTGACCTTTTATTTTGACCTTCTCTGCCTCTAGCTTGGGAACATCACCCTGTCTTTGTTTTCTAAGCTCTATTGCTCTATTGTATTGGGATTCATTTTCATTGCGTAGCCGCTGTAAGTCACCTTCAGCTTTCTTCAGTTTAGCCGTCTTTGAGTCTAAGGTTTTTTGGTTTGACTCTAAGGCCTTGGTCACGCCCTATGCCTCATCGACAACAAGAGCAAGTTGAGATTGGTAATTTAACTTCTTGTCGTTCTCAGCCTGCAAGAATTTAGTTACAACATCAGTAAACGTTTCGCCGGCAGCATTTGTTTGACCCATTATAGCTTCAACATTGTAAACTCTGTTGCGGTAATACTTAGATGTTTCAGTTATTACATCTTCGTCCAGAAGCTCAGCCTTTATGCCAGCCTTTTTTAATGGCTCATAGAATTGCTGTCTCCATGCGCTTGCTGCTTTCTCGATAAGGTCATCATCTGAGCCTTGAGATACAGCTCTACCTACCAGCTCGTCAAACTCTCTCTCACCAAGTATTCTGTCAGATAGCCCCTTGCCTTCACGCTCAAGGTACTGAGTGTAAATGTCCTTATGTGCTTTTGCTGCATTAAAGAACAAGACGTTATATTGTTGTATTTTATTTTCTACTGATATGACGCTTCCGCCATCAACCTCAAGAATACTATCAACTAACTCTTGCTGTAACTTTCTTACGGATTTTGATTCTGATACGGCTGTTCTTGAGTATGGATCAAAAGGCATCTTACTCAATATCCACTTAACAACCTTGCCTGTTACCTCACCACCACTAGCGAATGTTTGTGTTGGATCGGTTACTATTCTTGTCTCTGCTGCACCGGCATCCTTTATCTGGTCCGTGCTCAGTATGCTTAGCTCACCTTTCTCATGAAAATTCATTGTGTCAGTAAGCTCTTTCTCAAACCTCTCTACTTGTTTAACATGCGCCCTCGCAAAAGGAATACCAAGAACGCCACCAAGTAATCCACCAGCAGCAACATTTAACGCTGCTTCTTGACCAGTCCTAGTTATTTGCTGGTTTAGCAAGATTGATTCCTGAGCACCGATAACCCCAGCCTCCAGCCCGGCTATAACACCAGCACCTTTTAGGTATGACTTTCCAATGTTAGCAGCCCGCAAGACCTTGCTTGCTCCCAGTATTGGGACAAGGTTTATTGGCTCCAGCAATGTTTGTGATATTAATGTCGCAGTAAAGGCATAACCGGGGCTGGCATTTAATATCTCTCTGTCTCTTTGCTCCATTGCAAAGTTTTCTCTAAGAAGGTTAAGCTCAGTGACATTGTTTGTGCCTGTTATTGCTCGCTTTCTAAAAGAGTCATTCTCAGCCTCAGCCTTAGTCATCTCCTTAAATGCGTTATAACCCTCATCCCTTTCCCCTTCACCAAGACCTGTATTCTTAGAAAAAAAGTTTCCTAGTGTTGTGTCTTGCCTAATAGACGCTCCCACAACTGTGGCAAAGTCAGGGCCGCCCTTAGCAAAAGGTAGATCCGCTACCTTTGGAACTTGCTTATTATTTTTTGTAACGATAGGCATTATTGGGTACCTAGAAGCGGATTGTCAGACTCAAGCGCATATAGCTCATACTCTTGCTTTGTTAATGTTTGTTTAATCATTTCTTCAGAAACCTCTCCAGCGTTAAGCATTCTTCTTGCTTCTGATTCAGCTTCCTGCTCTATGCCTGCTTTATTAGTTATGCCTAACGGGCCAACCTTACTGCCAGCATTGTCTTTTGCAATCACATCAGTGAGTGTTTGTATAATTTTTTCATCAATTCTTTCTTTCGCCTCTGCGCTTAAAAATTGGCTTTGTCTTATTTCAGATGTCAGTGATGGTTTGTATGTTACCGCTTCATTGCTGTCTTTGAATGGAGACTCGCCTTTTTGCATCTGCTCTCTAGCGTGTGCTATCGCTTTATCTTTAATGTCTTTAGGGAGTTTGCCTACTGACATTTCACCTTCTGCAACTTGAGCTAAAACATCTAACTCTTTCTCGTTCAATCCGGGAACAATTAGCGGAATTAAGACATCCCTACCATTAATCTCAAAACCGGCAGAAACTTCAGACATTACTTTGCCACTAGGCAAGTCTATTAAGCCTAGCCAGCCCTCACCTTTAGGTGTGCCATCCTCTCTGTAGCCGTAATCAGCCACCAAAGAAACCGGCCCCTCATCAGTAAGCTTCATAATTTGATATACTGGCGCACCACTTATAGGGAAAAACTCATTATCCTCACCGGGTATCGGCACTAGAATAAAGTTTCTAGCCCCAGCAGCGTCAGTAGGAGTATCAATTTGACCTAAATCATAAAGCCCTTTCATAAAGTCTTTTTGTACCCAGTCACCAGTGCCGTCAATGGATGTGTAGGCGGCAACAGCACTAGGAGCTTGATACATAACATTGCCATTAAACTCTGCATATTCTGAGTTAATTTTCTGTAAAGCGTTATCTCTTGCGAAATCTAAAGTTGCACCATCATTGACGACACGGTTGCGAACTAATGTCTCGAACCTTTGTGTAATTATTGCCTCGTCAATTAACGCCCCATCCATGTTACCCTTAATCCAGTCACGATTGTCGTCGGCTGTTTTGTCGCTTGAGTATTGCTTGCCTCTATAGTCGATGGCCGCATCATCTTTTACTGTAGATTTTCTTGCGTAATCAATCGCTTTTTGAGGCGGCTCTCCGGCCTCTATGTTGGCTACTATTTGTGAGGCATAAGCGAGCTGGTCTCCCTTGACTACGTCGTAACCGTTAAGGCCTTTGCTTAGGTCTGTAATTATTTTGGCTGTCTCAGCGGCCTCAG